TCACTCCTTACCGTACAATAACCAGTTCATGTCGACTTTATACTTGTAATAGAGCGCATCAAGAATTTTTGGATCAGGATACCTAATTCCATTAGTTACCCTGGAAAGGGTAGTGGTAGATACGCCCAGGACATTGGCAAAATCTTTTTTCATTATCCTTTCCCTTATCCTGATTACCTCTATCCTGTCGGCAATATCCTTATAAGGACGTTCCAGGTCTTGTTTGGTCCTATTAGAATAATCTACATCAATCCTATTGTATGCGTAGTCTTTATCACTCATAACTCTATTTCTAAATCTTTGTCTTTATCGTTAATGTCAAGTTGAGAATATACGTCCCTCCAAACCTCAGATATTTTACTTTCGTATTCTGCTAAGTGATCATCAGCCCAATCTTCTGCAGTAGCCTTACCAATTAGGATCTTGAGCATCGCGTTATTTTGGATGGTCAATGCGAGGTTTGCGATCATTGCTTTCTCAGGATCTATATCATATTTGAATAGATCATTGGGGTTGAATGGTAGTTTGCTGCGGCCCATGGGTTTACCTGCTTAATGTAAATGTATAGCCCCAATTTGCACTACCTTTGATAACGTTTTCATCCTTTTTTCCATCAAAAACTACATAAATCTTAAAGTTATCAGGTACTTTTTGAGTAGTAGTATAGCTTAGGTAGTACCATTCATCTTTTGAAACTTTTCTAGTTTCTTTGAATGAAGCACCGGTACCAACTTGAGTAGTGTTTCTAGATCCCGGGACATTGATCGTTATTTTGCCATCCGCATTTCCATTTTCAATAATATACTCAATAGTAATCAAATCCTCTGTTTGATTGTCCTTAGAGCATGATGTAAAAAGTATCAATAGAATAGCTAGTAATTTAATCTTCATTGTAAATAAATTTTATCTTTAGTAATTTACTGTAATCTTTATTGTGTTTTATTATTCTGTTACTATGGTCCCTATGACTTATATAACTAGGAATATTTCTACATATATTGTGTGGAAGAGAGCAATTATTGAAGGGGCATGATGGTTTAATGGCTTCATCTTCAATATCTAAGTCAATCTTACTTAAATGTGAGCATTCTTTGCAATCTTTATCTTCAAAATACCTCACCGTCCACTTAATATCACTGGATACTAACATGTAAATGGACCTAAATTGATTTCCATACCTTCTAAGCTTTATCGCTGAATCCCTTGATTTGTCTATCATTATGGTGCTGTAGATAAAAAGGTCTGATGATAAATCTTTTATATTTCCTTTGTTAATTTTTATTTGGCACCGAGCTAAAAATAAGTTTTCCATTATTGCTATTGGATTTTTATTCGAACTTAATTCGGAGGCCAAAAAATATTCATCAATAGTAATCTTCTGTAGATTATATTTAGGTAGTTTACAATTTAAATCTTCAATTATTTCAAGATCATGTTTATCCATAACTACATATGGTGCACCGAAGCCTTGCCCTTGACAAGGAATAGACCTAGTATGTGTTTTTTCAATATTTTGTTGGTCCCTTTAAATTTTGGGTTGGACGACTCTATTATAACAGCGCTATCATCATTCTCACAGGGATGAACATTCTTGATGGTCCTAAGATTATCGTAATAAGAATCCGTAACTATCAAATGAGTATCGCCCCATCTCATAATGTCCAAATTACTGAGCTTCTTTATTGCAATGATCTCACCTGATTGATATTTAGGGTACATACTGTCGCCATATACCCTGGTGAAGGCATCACAGTCATTAAAAGGAGGGAAGTCAACATAATATTCCGGGACTTCTTTTGAGTCCAAATAAGATTCAGCTAAGGTAGCGGTAACATCTATGTCGTAAAAGGGCACTCCTTTAGATGGATTGCTGGATATATTGCTTAAATTCTCTTTCCACTCATTTGGATTGACAATTAGTTCGGGTAAAGCATTTTCCTCACCAAGACTAAAAGTAGTATCAATACCAAATACAGACTCAATTTTGTTAGCTAACTTTTTGCTTATCGATCTCTTTCCGTTTTGGAGCATATAAATATACTCTTTACTTACACCCAGTAGCTTAGCTAATTCAATAGGGTCTAGTTTTGTTATATCTAATATAACATCAATCCTGCTTTTTTGTACTTGATTATCAAGCATTTAAATATTTTGTTAGTTATTTGTTTGCTAATTGTTTGCTTTGTTAGCTAACAAATGTTATGTTTGTAGAACAATTCGATATAAATATAAAGAATTATTCATAACAATATATATGCCTATGTATTTCGAGCTAACTAGAAAAGAGATTAGAAGTACTCTTAAGAGTATGAAAACTGATCAGGAATGCCAGTTTGACGTCAAGGAATCACTACGAATTCGCCAAGTAATCAGCGAGATTCATCAATACACAGACTTAAAGTTTGAAACTTCAACGAAAAATAAACAACTGCCTGACAAATTGTTAGTTAGAAGGATAAACTAAATGACAAAACTTCTTAAATCATGGAATTCTACACTTTTTCACACGTCGAGTTTTACAAACTTCTTTCAGAGGCTTCTCAGGCAGGAGCAACCAACGCATTGATTGATGCTGGAGTCGTTAGCCCAATAATTACCAGGGCCGAGGCTTTCAAAAAACATACTAAGCATTTGATTCAGAAGCTGGAAAAAGCAGGTCTTATCACTCCGATGCAACGTGAACATAGAGGTTATTTCTTCTATGATGTTAAGCAACTAAACAATGCATTGATTACCGAAAACAGACATAGATTCTTTAAGGGTAATGAACAAGATCAAAGTTAGGGTTTGTCAAGATCCTCCAAAGGATTGGAACCCGAAATCTACTGAGGCAATTAATAAATGGTTCAACTATATACACCAGCAAAATTATGTTATTCAAAGCAACTCTAATAAAATTCAAGACAAATGATGATGGAGCATTATCAGAAAGATACATCAAAATAGGCCCATTTAAATACACATCCGTAAAATTCGAGGATGGAAGTAAAGAAAGAGATATACACTTCTCAAAATACATTCTGAATATATGTGCCGATGGCATCATGTTATTTATTAACGGAAGAAACAAATTAACAATAGATATTCACTAAAAACCACACAGAAGATGCAATTAAAAAAAGCAACCAGGAAAGCTGTAAAGCTTAAACTGAACTTATCAGCTCCCAGTGGAGCAGGTAAGACCTACTCAGCCCTACGAATGGGCTACGGATTAGTTGGTGACTGGACAAAGATCGCAGTTATTGACACGGAAAACGGTTCGGCATCATTGTACAGTCATTTGGGAGACTTCAATGTAATCGATTTAGAGCCGCCTTTTACACCTGAGCGTTATGTGCAGGCTATCAACGCATGTATCGAAGCAGGGATGGAGCTTGTCATTATAGACAGTTCATCACACGAATGGGCTACACTAGTACAGGAAAACGATGTACTTGCTCAAACTTCATTCAAAGGGAACAGTTGGGCCGCGTGGAGTAAATCCAATTTACGTCATGACCTATTCGTGAATACTGTTCTTCACTCTCCTGTACACATAATTACTTGTACTCGCAGTAAAACGGAAACCGTACAGGAAGGTGGCAAGATTAAAAAGCTTGGTATGAAGGATCAGCAGCGCGATGGATGGGAATACGAATTGACTGTTTCATTAGAGATAGATCGCGATACGCATTTCGCTACGCCATCAAAGGACCGTACCCAATTATTCGAAGGGCAACAGCCATTTATGATCACTGAAGCAACGGGTAAGATGATTCGCGATTGGTGCGATAGTGGGCTTAGTGAGAAGCAGGTAGCTATCAGCGAAATGGAAGTAGTACAGTCAATCGATGACCTTAAGACGGTTTGGTCTAAGTATAAGTCTTTGCAGACTGATGCTGACTTCGTAAAGATCAAAGATCAGCGCAAGAGTGAGCTAACCGAACCTCAGGAGAACAATGTTAAACCTATCAAAAAGGAAGGAGCAGCGTAATGGCATTCCCAGTATTCAAAATTAGATGCTCAGGTATCAGTAAAATAATGGGCGTCAAAGGTCTAGGTAAGACAGGTCAGTCTTACCTAGATGAATGGATGAAAGAGCAAATCTATAACCGAAGAAAGGACTTTGCGTCCAAGTATTTTGATAAAGGTAATGCTTGTGAGAATGACGCTATTGCATTTGCGTCTGCTAATCTTAAATGGGGTCACGTTGAGAAGAATGATGAATGGTTTGAGGATGATATTTTCCAGGGAACGCCTGACATTATCCACGAGCGCAAAAAGTTCATTGCGGACATCAAAAACTCATGGGATTGCTTCACATTTCCTTTGTATGATATCGAAATTCCTACCGATGGATACGACGATCAGTTGAACGGATATATGCAGCTTACAGGATATCGTGAGGCTCAATTGGTCTATTGCCTTATGGATGCTCCTTTGGATCTGATGAAAAAGGAAATGTCAAGACTTTCATGGAAAGAAGGGTATCGTGGTGAAGTACCAACAGAGGTCTACCAAAAGGTTAAGGAGGATATGACATATTCCAACTTACCGGCATCACTTCGGTTAAAAGTGTTTGAGGTAGAGTTTAATCCTGATCGTATCAAAGCCATTCAAGACCGTGTATTAGTATGTCGTGAATATATTGAAAGTACAGGGTTCTATTCGCAATCATTCTTAAAGCAGGTATCGTAATGAAAGAACTAGTATTAACAATAATACTGATCGTAGTGGTTTACTTCTACGCTAGGTATGAGTATAAACTTTGGAAGAAACAAAATGACACATCAAGAAATACTAAATAAGACTAAAGCGGAGATTGATTCGCTATGCGCTCAGGCTAAGGAGAAGCTCGATGCTATTGCGCCGAAGGAATTAGAGATTGGGAAGTGGTATAAGACAAAGAGGTCATTATTTAATCATCAAAATGGTTATGATTCTTATTGATTCCATGATAATAAATGGACACCTGACAATTGGAAAACTTACTTGGATGACTTTGTAGGTGTAACGCCTGTAGAAGCCACTCCCCAAGAAGTCGAACAATCCTTGATTGAGGAAGCTAAGAGGAGGGGATATAAAGATGGAGACAAGATAAAATCACTTTGCATGGGGACATCTATTATTAGTGGGTGTAATTATAATTACAGACCTGATACAAATATACTCGCTATTGGTAGGAATTGGTTATTCAAAGACGGCAAATGGGCTACCATCATAAAACAAGACAAATTCGCAGAACTTAAAGAAGCTCATAGGAATGGGGCGGTGATACAAAGTAAAGTTGTTTTTGTAGATGAACCTTCTATTTGGGAAGATGTGCATAATCCGACTTGGAATCCCAAGATTGACTACCGTATCAAACCCGAAGAAAAACCAAAGGTTGGGGATGTGGTTAAGGCATTGGATAGTGAAAATGGTTATCACTCTATCGGAGTTATAAAGCATATTGAAGATTGGGGATACTTCCTTAATGATGGAATGTATTGGGACAACGCCAAAACCTTAACCCAACAAGAAGCAATCGATTTATTATTTAACAACAAATAAGCTATGCAAATACAAGCAAAAGTACATGAGGTCGGATATACCCAGGAGGTAACCGAATCATTCAAGAAACGCGATCTAATCGTCGCTTATGCTGAGAATCCTCAGTTCGTCGAGTACATCAGATTTGAAGCTACGCAGGACCGCGTTAGCATTTTCGATGGACTTAATCCAGGTGATGACGTCGAGGTGCACTTTAATCTTAGAGGGCGTCCATGGACCAACAAGGAGAACGTAACGACTTACTTCAACTCGTTAGTAGCCTGGCGCGTTCAGAAGTTAGCTGAGGGATCTGTAGCAACACCGACACCGGCGAACAACATCGCAGAGCAGGCGGCAAACGAGCCTGATGACGATCTGCCATTCTAGGCTATGCCATACCTTAACCAAGACATAGTTCTGTATGTCGATCCAAAAGTGATATTAGGAAGAGAGGGTGATGAAGTAGTGGTAATATCACAAAGAAATAGCGTGCTGATAGTTCAGCACGCTAATAGATTATCAAATCCATTCCCTGTTACCACACAAAAGATTAGAAATGATGAAGGCAAATATACAGATATCCATCGAGGAACTAAAACAGTTTCACAACCAATTAAAGGGCCAAGGGTTAAAAGTTCTAAAAGAAATGTGGATTCTCAAAACAAAAAAAGAATTCCCGAGCAACCCATATCCAACGACCAAGGATTATTCGACTTCTAAGAAACCATCAAACAGGCTAACCAATCAAATTTGCGACTTCTTTAAACTGCTAGGGCATCAATCAGAGCGCATCAACACTATGGGGGTGATGCGAGATAACCGCAAGACCGTTACCAACGTTCTCGGTCAAACTAAGGTAGTAGGATCTACAACATGGACCCGCGGAGGAACTACCCCAGGAAGTGCAGATATTTCAAATACAGTTTACGGATTTTCGATCAAGATCGAAGTCAAGATCGGTTCAGATGTTCAGTCTGATGCCCAGAAGCGATATCAGACTAATATCGAGGCATCAGGAGGTATATATTACATTGCAAAGGATTTTCAGTCATTCTATGAATGGATCTTGCCATTGCTTGATAAACTTAAACTAGCATACGATGGCATTAGACATAGTTCATAGCGTACACGACGAAATGGGAGGTGACGATGGCGGCAATGGCCTTGACATCCTGCAGTACATCATCCCTCAGGGAATCGAGGTTCCTAAGCCTGAGAGCGTATTCGAGCTGTCAGGCATTCCAGTATTCACAAAGAAATCCATATCCACATTAATCGGTAAAGCCAAGTCCGGCAAGACCACGGTTACAGCATGGCTAGTGGCTCAATGTATCCGTATGAACATGACCGTTGTATGGATAGACACCGAGCAGGGGGAGTATTACGGGTCGCGTACACAGCATTGGATTCTAAGCATTGCAGGCATCGAGCTGTATGCTAATCTAAAGTACGTCGATGTGCGCGTTTTAAAGCCCACAGAACGATTCGCAGTACTCGAGCAATCCATTGCTATGTTCAGCCCTGATCTCGTCATTGTAGACGGCATTAGAGACCTTGTGTTCGACATTAACGATCCGAATGAAGCTACACTACGTTCGGGTGATATGATGCGCCTAGCGCAGTCCTTTGAGTGCCATATACTATCGGTACTCCACACCAACAAGGGAAACGACAACGCACGCGGTCACCTGGGTACTGAAATGATCAATAAATCGGAGACCGTTATATCCATTGACAAGGACGGAGAGATGATCGTTGCTAACCCTGAGTTTACGCGTTCAGAGCCTTTTAAACCGTTCGCATTTGTGCGAGATACTTACTCCTTGCCTCAGCTTGTTGAGGACTATATGGGCCACTCTGAGGTGACAGTCGGAAAGCGTTCGATACAGGCATCAGACTACACGTTGGACGAGCATAGATTGATGCTGAAATTGGTGTTCATCAATGAGGAAAAGCTAGCGTATTCGGACTTCTTAAATGGACTGATTGCAGGTTATGGAACGCATGGAATTTCGATAGGCGAAAAGAAGGCGAAAGCATTTATTGAGCACTTAAAGCAACAGAATGTTGTTCATGGCGAAAGAGAAGGTAAATTCACCTATTATTCATTAATTAACAGAATATCAGATGTTTAGCGACATGGTGCAAGTAACGTGGTGCAAGTCAGAAACCACTTGCACCACGTTGTCAGTAAAACGTGGTGCAACTAACGTGGGGCAACTAAAAATTAACTTGCACCACGTTGTGTTTATTGTGCTGAATCTCAGCGCATTAACAACATGGTGCAACTACTACACTTCACTTGCACCACGTTTTTGGCGCGTAGGTTTGGACGTGGGGCAACTAAGGTACATATACCCCCCCCTAAAGGGGGGTATATTTCCTGCCCTACGTTCTGTTGCCCTACGTTGGTCCGGGAAGGAGGTCTCATGCCAGTAGATTTCAAATACAAGCTTGACACTTCCTCAAAGAAATTCGAGTGTCCAAATTGCGGTAAGAAAACATTCGTTCGATACCGTGACGAAAAGGGATACTTTGCTCCTGATGAATTTGGTCGTTGCGATAGGGAGGTGAACTGCGGATACCTGATGATTCCTGAGAACGACAAGATTATCGTCGAGCCGAAGCCGAGGGAGATCAAGCTTATCCAGTACATCGACTTTGACGATGCTGCAACCACCTCGACGAACTTTGAGGATAACAACCTGATCAAGTTTCTAGTTTCCAAATTCGGTGTTGATGCTGTGAACGATTTGATCTTGCAGTATCGCATTGGGATTGATCAAACATTTCCATCTACTCGTGACTGGATCATTTGGTGGCAGTTCGATGTGAACTGGAGATGTCGGAGCGGAAAGCTCATGCGTTACCTGGCTGACGGTCATCGTGACAAGAACCACGGCACGACCTGGTACCACAAGATAAATCCGAAGTACAAAGGGTTTGAGGTGACGCAATGTTTCTTCGGTGAGCATCTGCTTCCGATGTTCCCGACCAAGAAAGTCGCAATCGTGGAGTCGGAGAAAACCGCGGTCATCGCATCTCACTTCATGCCGGAGTATCTGTGGCTTGCTAGCTGTTCCAAGACGGGGTTAGGTTACCACAAGTGCAAGGTGTTGAAGAATCGCAATGTGACACTGTTTCCTGACCTAGGAGCGTTTGAAGATTGGCGATTGAAGGCTCAGGAGTACGGATGGAGTATCTACTCTCACATGGAGAAAAATGCTACTGCTGAGGAACGCGCAATGGGCCTGGACATAGCGGATTATTTAATTTCATAAATCTGTTTGGATTTGTGAAAATGATTGTTTAATTTTGATTCGATAGTGTATAGTTATGGCAAAAAACGGAAATATTCACCCAACAAGAATTTTTAAATCACCTGATGAACTCGAAGCAGCTTTCGAGTTGTACAAGGAAGATTTGAATGAGCAAGGCAAGGAGTGGATGAACGTTCAGTATGTTGGTAAGAATGCTCAACGGGTATCCGATCCGATGAAAGTGCCTATGACGTTAGAGGGATTCAAGAGATTTTGTAGAACCAACTACGGTGATGTTCAAGGGTATTTCGATAATCACGAGGGGTATTACGATGACTTTGTGGTTATCTGTTCACGGATACGAGAAGCTATCAGAGAAAACCAAATCGTAGGCGGATTGCTAGGGGTTTATAATTCAAGCATTACCCAACGCCTAAACAACCTATCAGAAAAGCAAGAGATTAAGCAAGAAGTAAAAGCCGAGGTTAAGACTGAGGCTAAACTAGATATTTCCAAGTTGAGTTTGGAAGAAAAAAAAGCGTTACGAGAGCTACAGAGGAAAATGGGAGTTGTGGATGATGGAAGTAGCTCAAGTAATAGCTGATGATGACGAATTAACAGCAGACATCTGCAAAGAGTCGTTCTTTGATTTTGTTCAAGAGTTTTGGACGGTAATCATACCTGAGGAGCCGGTCTACAACTGGCATATTCAGTACTTGTGTGAGCAGTTACAGGAAACGGTATTTCGAGTGTCTAGGCGTGAGGCTAAGCTATTCGATGAGATCATCAACATTCCCCCAGGAACAACCAAGAGTACGATATGTACGGTTATGCTTCCTGCATGGGCTTGGGCTGTTGATCCAACGTTACGGATAATCACTGGCTCTTACTCAGCTTCGCTAGCCACTGACCACGCGGTCAAGTCCAGGGATATTATCAAATCTGAGAAGTACAGGCGATTGTTTCCAAACGTAGAGATCAAGAAGGACCAGGATAACAAGACGCAATACAAGACGACAGCCAACGGTGAGCGATATGCAACGTCTGTAGGTGGTACAATCACAGGTATTCACGCTCACTTAATCATCATTGATGACCCGTTAAATCCAAAACAAGCGAGTAGTGATGCTGAGCGTACAGCAGCTAACGAGTGGATGGATACAACGCTATCAAGCCGTAAGGTGAATAAAGCGGTTACTCCAACTATTCTTGTGATGCAAAGGCTACATGAGGTAGATCCAACAGGAAACTGGCTCAACAAGAAGGGAAAGGCACTGAGGTGGTTTAAGCTACCGGGGCGTATCACTTCAAAAGTCAGACCTGTACCGGAGGAACTAGCGGAGTACTACGTAAACAACTTGCTAGATCCTGTTAGGCTATCCGATGAGGTCCTAAAGGATCAGCGATTGGATTTAGGTGAGTATGGTTATGCAGGACAATTCGATCAAGACCCTTCGCCGGCTGACGGTGGTATATGGAAACGTTGGATTAAGCCAATTGATGACCATGTGCTTGACCGTATGCTCGCGGAGAACAAGATCAAGAAGATCGGTAGCGATTGGGATTTAGCGTACACCGACAAGGAACAAAACTCAGCAAGTGCATATGTAACCTCAGGAGAGTTTGAGAAGAATATGTACATACTTGATTTAGGCTTTGAGTGGCTAGAATTCCCTAAGCTGATGGAATATATCAAGAACAGGAAACCAACGCACTACATCGAGGCTAAAGCATCAGGAAAGAGTGCTAAGCAGACGTTAGTCAATCAAGGGATATCGGCAAAAGAGGTGAAGGTCATCGGAGGGGATAAAGTAGCGAGGGCACAGATGGCCACACCTTATGCTGAACGTGGCAGCGTGTATTGCAGAGCTTCATTGTTGGAGTTTCTATACACCTGCGAAAAGCAAGGAATTTTGAAGTTCCCGAACAACGAGCATGACGATTTACAGGATGCTCTAGTGCAGGCGATTCAAAGGCTATTAGGTAAGAATAATATGTTTGTAGTATAACCAAACGGTAAGATATGGGGTTTGATTTGTTGAAGGGGTTGACATCGTTTGGTAGAAGCGATAAAGATACAAGGGGAGGTTTGCCATACCCTAATTGGCAGTTTATCGGCAATATGTGGGTGCAGATGACCGATGATGGTCGTAACTACATCACTAAGGCTTATGATGCCAATAGTTACCTGAGAGCCATTGTTGAGGATATCGCAGGAAAGGCTAGTACTGCTCCGGTAGGTCTGTACAAGATCAAGAACGGTGCTAAGGCTAAGAAGTACCAGAACGCAGTCAAGGCTTCATTCTCATCGCAATCGTTCATCAAGTCAATGGTGCTCAAAGCTCAGGCATTCGATGAGGTGGATCAACATCCATTCTTAGACCTTATCAACACTAAGCCTAACACATTTCAAACAGGCAATCAATTACGCAAAGAACTTCACGGTTATAAGCTCGTAACAGGAAACAGTTACATGTATGCTAGTGTCAAGGGTGAGAAATACTCGCAGGGCTTAGAACCTCAGCGATTGTGGTGCATTCCATCGCCAACGGTTAACATCGTAGCCGGTGACTTGGTCAATCCGGTGAAGGGTTACCAGGTGAACTACTTCTCGGAGAACATTATCGATCCGCGTCAGGTAGCCCACTTCAAAGAGATGAACCTTGTTGCTGATGTGACGGGCAATCAGTGGTTATATGGACGTTCTAAGCTATCATCTGCTAGAGATACTATCGGAGGATTCAAGCAGGCTAATGTAGCGCAGAATACGCTATTTCAAAACATGGGGCCGGCGGGTATATTGTCGGGTAGTGGTGAAGATTCTGGATTAGGTGAAGAACAGGCAATTGCTATTCAAGACAAGTTCGAACAACGCCACACAGGATTAGTCAACGGTGGTAAGCTCGTTGTTACTCCTGCCGATGTGAAGTTTACGGCAATCGGTATAAGTCCTGTGGACTTGAATATCATTGAAGCAAAGGGCGATCTACTGCAGGAGATATGTGCACTGTACAACTATCCTAAGGAGAACTTTATCGGAGCTGAGAATAAAGCTAGTGCAGGTACAAGCGATAAGAAAGTCATCACCTCATGTGTGCTTCCGTTGCTTCGTGAGTTCGATGATGTGATGACGGCCTATGTACGTCAGGCTTACGGTGATGATAGCCTTGTGGTGATCTCAGATACTCAGTACTTCGAGGAACTGCAGGAGAACCGTAAGGAGCTAGCAGAGTGGTTGGCATCCGCTTGGTGGATCAAGGTAAACGAGAAGCGTAAGGCTATGGACTACGACGAGGTTCAAGGCGGTGACGTGATGTTAGTGCCTATGGGATTGAGTAAGCTAGAGGACGTCATTGCGGATGTGCAGGACGTTGATTTGGATATGTTGGATAGAGAACAAGCGATATGATAGGTGACTTGATACTGTGGTTTAGATTGAAATGGAAACAGATGTTCTGCATCCATGACTATGAAACAAAAGTATTCACAACTAGACCATATAGGGATTATCGTAAATGCAAACGATGTAAAAAATTAGGTTAATATGAAACTAATACTACTTAAAGACCACGAACTCGGCAAGGCTAATGACGTGGTAGAGGTTACGCCTGAGATGGGTAATTACCTTGTGAGGTGTAAGGTGGGGGAGCTGGTGTCGGTAGAACCGATTGCAGATGTTAAACCAAAGAAAGCTAAGAAGAAATAATATGGAAGCAACTAAACTAAAGTGCATAGGTGTCGACGAGAAAAGCGGAATAGTAATTCTAGAAACACCTAAAGGAGAAAAGATCTACTCATCAACTTGGGAACATGTGCTTGGTGAACCGCTTAAAGGCAGTAACGATGATTGGGAAGAAAGAGAAGTGATTGGGAAAACCGTAACATTTGACGTAATCTAAGAAGAAGTGAAAAGAGATTATACAATAGTCGGAAGATCGCAAGGCGAAACAACCGAAGGGAAAGTGCAAGACATAATCGCTGAACGTGGTATTGATGAGCTATCGGATATTATTGTTGAAGACATTATTATTATTTAGCCATGAATAAACTATTAATCGGTGTTGGCGGTGTGCTAACAGATCGTCAAGAGAAGATTATCAAGGATAAGATTAGCAAGTCTGTTCCTGATGTTGAGGTGGTTGTAGTGCCGTTTATGAACGGTAGCTATATGATTGAGGATAAACCTAAGGTAGTGAAGAAATGAAGAAGTTCGATAAAAGATTAGCATCAGTAGTGTGTCACAATGGTGAGTATCACATAATGCTACCGTCAGGCGAGTTGTTACCCTGTATTGTGTCTACTGAGGTTAGAGATGAAGTAGGGCAGAAAAGAGCTGAGGTAATCATCAAAGCTAAAGTTAACATCGCTGAAAGCATTGAGGATGCAAAGCGCAAGTATAAAGATGATGAATTGGTTTGGAAGGTTAGTGGTAAGGATTTGATTTTTGCTATTGAGCGTAAACAAGACAGATAATGCTTTTCATCTCATACATAATATTCCTATCGTTCTTCATCTTCATGTCATGGCAGAAGGCGAGAACCAAGGGCATTACGCCTAACGAGTTTGCTAATGGTGCTGTGATCTATTCGATAGGATGGGTAGTGTTGATCGTAATTATAAAGTTATGCGGAATTTAAACAGGTTAGAAAGCATATTGCAAGTGATTGCATTCACAGCATTGGTGATAGGGATGGGGATTTGCTTTGTCAGTTTATCGATGTTGTTACCAATGTTATACGCTATTCCTGTAGCTATATTCTTGGTTAGTGTATTGTTGGTTATTGCTATTAAAGTACTTAAGAGGTCGAATTGATGAACCGCTGGACAACCACCATACAAGCTATTAACCCCGATACAGGTGAGCAAACCCAATACATGGGTCCTCTAGCTATTGGCGATACTGAGCAGGACGCGAAGCAGTACCTTGATACTAACGGTATGGGCTATGCTACTATTCAGGGCAAGTATGTTGGCGAGGTTGATCTAAAGGCACTCAAACCTGACGCAAGACATCGCAATCTACTGCTAAGAGCAGGAATATTCGAACGTAAGTATGCAAGGTTATTCAGTGCTATCCTCAAGAAGCAATATAAGCAGGCTAGTGAAGCCTATCCAAGTCAGTACACTGTTAATCCTGATGATTACAGAGAGGTGCTAACAAAGCTTTATACTGAGGTGTTACCAAAGGAGGCACAGCAAGCTTGGGATGATTATGTGAAGCCGTTGGCAGGTGATCGTAAGGACTTTTTTGACGATTTAATGGGTCTTTTGAATATCACCGTTGGCGATGGTGAATGGATCCGCATATGGCGTGATACTGCAAGGCAGTGGTTAGACCTCAATATCCTGACTAAGATTACCAATATAGCGCAGACTACACAGCGTGCAATAGCTAAGGTTATCGAGGATAGTCTCAATAGTGAGAGTTCAAGCATTGACGATGTTCGTAGAGCTATTGAACGTGTTGCAGACGGTGAGGTCAATAAGCAAAGGGCATTGCTTATCGCTCGTACAGAAACTATGCAAGCTTTAAACAAGGGCAGACGGTTGGCTATGTATTCAAGTGGTTTAGAGTGGCAGAAGATTTGGGTTGATACGCCCGATAATAGAACTCGTTTAAGTCATCGTTATATTGCTCAGGAAGCATACAGGCCGTTAGACGAACCGTATTGGCTGCTTAACAAGAATGGACTACCCGAGCCGGCACAGCATCCAGGTGATCCGCAGTTGAGTGCGGAGAATACAATTGCATGTAGATGTACAGAGTCTTATGAAGTAGTACGTGACGAGGCAGGCCGACCTAAAAGAAGAAATGATAATCCTGTATATTCAGAACTAGCTACTACTATATAACATCCCTATTCTCATTGCGTAGATAGGCCCAGTCTTTACAGAAATGTAAGGGCTTTTCATTTATTTTCACATATCCATTTGGATTTGTGAATTATTCATAATATCTTTGATGCATACCACACAGAAAAGATATGAAAAGATTATTTACCATGATTGCTATAGTAGCTATGGCGTCATGTTCCAAAGAAGTATTCCAAGATGTAGATGTACTGCATAATCAGGGGTCATCACAAGCAATTCTAAACGGCATCACATTGTCACCAGGGCAAAAAGAGATTGTGCCACATTCCACTAATTACTCCATTACCTGTAGTGAAGGATGTAAGGTTAACATCAATGGATCTATTTACTACCAATCCGGTGTTTACACAAATGATTCTAAGCGTCAACACAAGTTTTAACTAACCAAACACACACAGTTATGTATAGAATTGAAAAATTAGACGATACACCTATGACTAAATCAGGAGTTTTCGTAGAGGTTTATAAAGGTGATGAATATATAGGCGCATGCTTAGCTGGTCCTGAATCTACACCATACGATTGCGCTCAATCAGTATATGCAAATATGGAGATTGATAGAATGGAATTACGTGAAGACGTAAGAATCAATATGTCACTAGATTATTAAACACACACAGTTATGGAAATATTCAAATTAAGAAGAGATAAAGAATTTAAGAACGATAAGATTAAAATTTCTTATGGTACAGGAGATGTAAGTAATCAGTTATCAGCTTACCTGTATGATTCAGAAGGGAAAAGTCACCATGTTTATTGGAACATTCATCCTGACAGATGTCACCAATCATTTGACAAGACTAATGATAAAGTAAAAGAGTTCATAATCAAGATAGTTAAAGGTTGGCTTGAAGAGCAGGAAATCGAGGACAATAAAAGACTTGAAGCAGAGGAACGCCGCAAGATTTCGGAGAATGATTTTGTTAAGTCATTGATGGATAATTTTTAAAACCACTATTTAAATAGAAGAGAGATGGAAAAACAATTTGTACCATACGAATTAGCTGTTAAGCTAAAAGAATTTGGGTACCCACAAACTGATTATAATAACTGTTTTGGTAGATACCGATTAAGATTTGACAATATGTTAAACTCCTATTATTTGGATTTTGGAGCATTTAATCCAAATAAAGAACACGATATATTCGCACCTCTTTGGCAACAAGCATTTGATTGGTTTAGAGAGAAGTATAGATATTCCTCAATTATACCGTTCAACGGTAGCGAGCATTATTATTGGTGGATAACTGAATGCAATCCATTTGGTTTAGACATCAATTCAATTGACACGCATGATTTCACAACATACGAAGAAGCTCGTCAAGCCTGTTTAGAGAAGCTAATCGAGTTAATAACCAAAAAGGACTAACCATGCCAAACACCGCAAAGCAAGAAGCTATACGCAAGGCGTGGCTTGATTTTTTATCAGAAGAAGATTTTAAGAAGTTAATTCTTGATGAAGAAGGTTTTTCCAACTATCAATGTAGGCGTTATATCCACCAATCTAGGTGGAACGACTTGTACAGTAGATTTACGAAAAACACAAAATGAAGAACAGGATCTGACTTAATTTACCGTCCCAAATCCCTACAATGCATCGAAAACAATCGAGGGTGGATAAGGATAGAGAGTGACGAGGATTTGCCTGAGCCAGGTCAATATTGGGTTATAGACGATGATGACGATATGTTTATAACAGACATGGAGTTTTTTGTAGATATGTTTGATTGGTCGGTTATAAAATACTACCAACGCATTGTAAAACCCGAAAAACCTATATACTAGGCAAGTTCTTTGAAGAGATAAAGCAAGGTGGCGGAACAATATCAGACGCTAAAGCACGCCTTTAATGAGGTCAGTTCATAGATAGAGAAAATAGACTTAGGCTGGACGATTACTATCATGCAGGTATCAAACCCTGCCCTTGCTTTTAACTTGGGGCGAATAGCTAAAGTAATGCGTGTATTGGAATTACGCGGAAACAGTTAGGCTGTCGTATTGGTGCGGGTTCGAATCCCATCGCTCCACGCGGTTAAACTAAAAACATCTGGTTGGTGTTTTATGTGTCCCTTGTTTTGCAGGTTCGATTCCTGCACCCGGAGAATTAGCTCAGTTGGTAGAGCCGCAGGATTTAATCCGCGAGGTCATCGGTTCGATCCCGATATTCTCCACATTCAACCCCAAGCAGGATTGGTTTCAAATCGTTCTTTATTCCTGCTTTGGGTAAGTAACTTAACCACATAAAACACGAAATGCATTTCATATGTGTGGTAGCCCGTACGATCTCCCAAAGGTCGGCGGGCTTTTTTGTTATTAATTGAAAATATTTCACTAATCCATTTGGATTTATGAAAGTTCCTGTTTATCTTTGACTTGAAGGTAGTAGGGTTTGATTTTGTGTGTTTAGTTTGTACCATTGATTGAAAGGCCCTGCAGTAGTGTAGGGCTTTTTTATTTGTGCGGTATGGGATTGTTGGAGTATAAGGATTTTGGAGGAGCAATAATTGACGTTGATACAGCGTCAAGACGTGTTGTAGCTAATTGGTCAGGACTTGGTAACAAAGACTTTGACAATGACATCATCCACAAGACTGCATACGATAAAACTATCCAGGAACGCGGACCGAAAGGAAAGAACCTAATCTATTGGATAGTTGATCACAACCCATCAGTAAAAAACATTGCAGGATCAGTAACGGAGCTTTCCGTTGTTGGTAATCACCTGCAGGCAGTTAAACAAGCCAGTGATACAACACTAGGTAACGACCTCTTGAAACTCTATCAAGATGGTATTATCAAACAGCATTCAGTAGGATTCAGTGCTATTGACACTGAACAATTCAAAGACTACAGATTAATCAAGCAGATCCAACTATACGAAGGATCATCTGTGCTTTGGGGAGCTAATGAGGACACTTATACAGTCAGTGTGAGTAAGTCTTTGATTAGTAACCCTGACGATGTTATGCAGGAGCTTGACAACCTGTTGAAGGCGTTCCGCTCAGGAACATACACCGATGACACATTCGGGTTATTGGAACTACGCATCAAAACAATTCAAAAAGCAATATCGGGATTTCTCTTGCCGGCTAATGGTAGCCACGAGAGTGGGTCGCACAATGGTAGCACCGATTCTGACGCTAAGAATATCAATTTATTAGAGGATTTAAAGAAATCATTAACATGGAATTAGAAGCATTAGTGCAGGAGGTTAAGTCGGGATTGGAAGGCTTCAAGACCTCAGCAAATCAAACGATCGCAGATCAGAAGTCAGCGATTGATGCCTTAACGGCAAAAATGACCGAGATCGAGAAGTTAGGCGGTGTATCAGTTGAATTGGAAACCTTGCAGAAGGACTTCAATACGTTGGTAGCTGACTTGAACGAGAAGGGTAAGCAAGGCGAAAAGAAAAACAAATCGTTCGGAGATTCATTCGCTGACGCGATCAAAGGTCAGGCAAGCGAGTTTGCTACGTTGGCAAAATCATCTAACGTTAAACTTGACAAGACCATCGAGTTAAAAGATGTTGACTTCGACAGTTTTTCGGCAGGCGCATTGACCACTTTGGCCGAGCAGGTATTGCCAGGTATCAACGCGAAACCGTTTCAACCGATGTGGTTACGCAATATTTTCCCATCAATCAGTTCAACAAGTGGAAGCATTAAGTATTTGCAGGAAAACGAAACTGCCAATGCAACTGATGGCGCGGCTGACATTTGGGATGGTTCTACACCGATTGCGACATTGTTAGCGAAACCTGACGTAGGTTACAACTTCAATGAAGCTACGGCAGAGCTTTACTGGATTGCTGGTGTCGTTCGTATCAAACGCGAATTATTAGATGACGTGTCGTTCTTACGCTCGTATATCCCTCAGCAATTAGTTTACGGTAAGCGCGGTATCTTGGTTCGTGAGAACACATTAATCTTATCGACGTTGAACACGAATTCAACTGCTTACGATGGAGCTAAAACAGTGTTGGTAGAAAAGTTATACGATGCTGCCTTCGGTCAGTTACGTGACAACTACTACAATCCAACCCATATCTTGATGAACAACCGTGAGGTGGTTGATCTAATCTTGAACAAAGCAACTGGTTCGGGTGAATACGATTTACCTCCAGGAACAGTTTCTTACTCCGCAGGTAAATTGACTATCGGTGGTATCGAAGTTATCGGATTACCTCAATTCGCTGCAGGAACTGCATTCGTGATTGACGCTAATCAATCGATGTTCGTTAACCGCATGTCACCTGAGGTGCGTTTCTTCGAGGAAGATCGCGACAACGTAATCAAGAACTTGGTTACTATCCGTGGTGAGGAAAGAGCAGGATTCATCAACTTTGATCCTAAAGCTAACATCAAGGTTACTACAACGGTAACACCGTAGTTATAAAAATCTAAGGGGAGTGTTCAGATACTCCCCTTAATATTATTGATATGGAGAATTGGAAGGATATAGCGGGTTTTGAAGGTAAATATCAAGTTTCTGACTTGGGTAGAGTTAGATCATTGCCTCAATCTTTTATTCGTAAAGATGGTCGGAGATTCATTGTTAAGGGAAAGATTTTAAAGCAAACAGTATCAGCACCTGGATATAAGGTGGTAAACATTGGTAAGAAAGTGAATTATGTTCATAGGTTAATTGCTAATGCATTCATACCTAATGTTAATGCATTAAACCTAATTAACCATTTAGATGGTGATAAACTAAATAATTCCTTATCAAATTTAGAATGGTGTGATCACTCAAGAAATATACAGCACGCCTATGACAACAAGCTTAGAGTTATTTCAGACAAGCACAGAAAAAGCTCTAGGAATAATATGATGAAAAACCGTAGAGATTGTAGCGTAATGGTTCTAAATACTTCTACAGGTGTATTTTTCAGTTCAATCAAAGAAGCTGCTAAGTCCATATGTGTAGACGCTAGTACGATATCTAGAAAATTGAGTGTAGAGGTATTTAATAATACAGATTTTATTTACGCGTAATGGCAGATTTTTTCAAAAATTCAGATAGAATATGTTTAGAGCGAGAGTTAACACCTTCTAGCAGACCGGTTAGAGGAGTAGAGTATACTTTCTTAACAGACTTGGCTAATGAACCTGTTGACGCTAATGTTTTTAAGCAACATATTCGATGTGATTATAACGTAGATGATAATCTCATTGCTATGTATCTCAAAGCGGCACGTCAACACTTGGAGGAAGTAGCGCAATTGTCTTTCGGTGAACGTACCGTAAGGATGACAGCTCTATCCATGGTTGACAATTGGAAGGTTATGTATGGCCCTGTTGATACGGTAACTGCGCCTTACGTGAAGTTTGGCAAGGATATCATCACCAACTCAGGAGGTACAAACGTATCAATCGAGTATACAACCAAATGGCCCACAGGATTACCGATGGATATCGTAGTAGCTATCTGCCGTTATGCGGCTGGACTGTATGCAATTCGTGAGAACGTGATACTAACTGATAAGGGAGCATTACAAGAGCCACAGAATTATCTTGATGAAGCCGAGAAGATGGTCATGAAGCATGGGAACGTAACATTCATCTAATGTACAAGCCTAATTACAATACAAAGGAGGACAAAGATGCCTACAGCAGGGAGACTAAGAGAGCGCATAACAGTCGAAAGGTACGCCGAAACGGAGCTTCCGGACGGGAACGTGAGCAAGACGTGGACGACGATACACTCGCCTTTCTGCGATGTAATCGAAAAAGACGCAAGTATTGATACCATCGCTACGCTTGACGAGATGGCGCAGGTCATCATCATCACCTTGCGATACAATCCTGAGGTATTCTATCAGATAGGTGACAGGATTAAATGGAGAGATAGAGTTTTAAAGCTTCATTCTCTTAAAGTGGATGCCAAACGCACCACTACAACGATCATAGCTAAGACACACAACGAAACGACGCAGATGTAATGGCTAAGATCAGTTTAAAAATTAAAGGCCTTGAAGAGCTTAAAAAGAAGCTTGGAAAGCAAGGTCAGGAGATAGTTCTTAGAGAGATTAGAGACGAGATTGAGATTTCTGCCAATAAGGTCAGAAACGAAGCAATCAAAAGAGTACCGGTAGATCAAGGATACCTCAGAAACAGTATTACTGTTGAGGGTAAAGATATGCTTTGGATAGTTTACGCAAGCGCAGGCTATGCGGCCTATCAGGAGTTCGGTACTAAAACTAAGGTAGAAATACCAGCAGAGATGCAAGAAGTAGCATCGCAGTTCAAGGGCAAGAAGCTGAGCGAAGGAAAGTTCAAGGAAGCCATTGCCGATTGGATGCGACGCAAAGGGATACCCGAAGAAGCTTTATGGCCAATCATGGCAAAGCTGATGAGTGTCGGGGTTAATCCTCAGCCTTTCATGTACCCGGGCTTTAAACAGGGAACTAAGACATTACAAAAAGACATTGACAATATCATAAACAGATATTTAAACAAATAATGAAGGACGTAACATCAGCGATAAGAACAGCAGTTATTGCAAAACTTCGTAACAACGTAATGGTTGACGGGGAGATCGTGAAGATTTACGCTCGTGTTGCTCCTTCATCTAATAACGGCAAGTACATATACTTCCCTACGCAGGACAGCGACAACGCTTCCGCTAAACAGTTCTTTTCCACTGATCACACAATGACGATCGAATGCGTATATCGAAACAACGATGGCAATAACTCAGGTTTGGAATTGATGGTAAACCAAGTATTGCAATTGCTAGGAGTGCATAACCAGGTGGATATGCCACAGCCAGCAGGATTGCATTTAGTCGATTTTGTATTCGTTCGCAAGAATGAACTGCTAGATATTGACGGTGTGGGATATGTATTCAGATCAGTATTAACATTTGAAGCGATAATCGATGAACAGCAATAAGATACCCGGTAAACTGATGGGTGTCGCAGTTGGTGATACGTTCATCAGTTGCGAGACAGAGAGTACATTGAATTTTGATAAAGACCTATTACCTGCTTCATCCGTTACATCGGGTGAATATGCAGAGTTTATACAGGGCAAGAAGAACTGGAATCTTTCGGTTAACGGGGTTCTATTGAAACGTGAAGCAGGGGCAGACTTCAAGACTTTATTTATGGCTTGGCACTTAAATACAGTTCTTACAGTATACTTCCGTACAAGACTTGGTGTTGATCAGTTCTTGATTTGGAAAGGACAGGCTATCGTAAAGTCGGGTATGGCCAATGCTCCCAAGAGAGGTTTTGCGAATTGGAATATCGTATTCCAGGGCGATGGTATTTTGGAAATGGATTGGGAAGAATTTTGGACTATCATCAATGCGATGCCTGCTCCATCTGACCAACCTAACATAGTAGATACAAGGCAATGGGGAACGTAGTAGTCATAGGATCGGGATTATTGGTGTCGAATAATGCTACTCTTGACGTTCAGAGCGATGTTGTTGAAACCGATAAAGGCAAAGCGGTAAAGACCAAGAAAGTAGTTGAAATACTCGATCCATTCGGTGAATGCATTATCAATGAAAAGGTAGAATATGCATTCCGTGAGGATGACACTAAAACAAGCGGAACAGGAACGGTAATCACGAGATCAGAAATAAAGGTCGTGATCGAGATAGAAAAGGAATTAGATAATTATCAACAAATAATAAGGAGGGGTAAGGAATGGCAAGTTTAGCAGGGAAATTATTAAGGGTAAAGTTCGATGACAAATACATCAAATGTCAATTGGATGCATCATTGAACTTCAATAACACATTTGACGAGGAAGGCGACTGTAAGCCTGAGGATGAAACTTTGGTAGGTGAGGGTACTTGGGTTACACGTGCATTAGAAACTCAGGATTTTACATTGACCGTAAACCACAGGTTGTTCTTGGATGCTTTGGGCGGTGCTTCATTGTCTCAAGCAGATTTGATCGCATTGAACATTGCAGGAAATGTATATGGCGAGGCTGAGTTCTTGTCCACACCAGGGCAGCACAATGAAGCGAATAACTTGGTTATCACATTACCAGTAGTTATCAGCTCAATCGGTCTTGAGGCTCCGGCAACAGGACGTGCAAGTGGATCAATCGAGTTCTTGGGTAACGGCAAGCCGACACAGTCTATTTTACCTGTAGTGTAATGGCATTTGAGGTTACAAGGGTAAAGCGATTGGATAATAACCATGTTCATATCTACTATGACGTGTGGCATCCAAACTGCAAACCTTGTAGCCTTAGGCACAAGATCAAATTATATCAGACTAAAGAAGAATTAACGCATGAGCAAGCAAGAGAAGTTATCACAAAAGGGTTACATATTCGGATTGGGAGCGTTCAGACGCTACAAGGAGATAACAGGCAATGACATCAGTCACTTTGAGGAAGCATTGAAACCTGAGTTCCTAAGAAACGAAAAGGGAGAAGTTCAGTATGATGGTGACGAGCCGATTCGAATACGTGACATCAATGTGGACGAAGTTGAAGCCAATTATCGTTGGGCAGTGATGCTCAAATGTGCCAACGACGTGTATTGCAACATCAATGGTGGTGTTCAATCCTCTGTTGATGCATTCACGGTATACCTTAGTGAAGCGGACCAATCAGAGAGCAATGTGTTGATCAGTCAATACCTTGATAGTAACTATATGGGCAAACCCATGCGCGATTATTACGGTATTCCAAAGGTTAAGGAGGAAGCAAAAAAAAAGCCTTCTCCACGGGCGAAGCCTACATCAAAGCGTTAAAGTACGGGTATAAACTCGCAGAGGTCGAAGTGATGACCTTGAAAGAGTTTCTGCTCATAACAACAGCCTACAGTGATAGGCAGGAAGATGAATGGGAGCGCACAGCCCATCTAATGAGTGCGGTGATCAATTACGGCGGAATGGGAGTGACTGAACCAATACAGGCGCAAGAAATATTCGACCTACGTAAGCATCAAGAAGGGAAAGTTGAGCCAATTACTAGTTGGGAAGAGGCGATGGAGTTGATAGAAAGTATGTAGATGGCAAGATTACAGGTAGAAATAGATGGTAATGCAAATGGCTTTGTTAGTTCAATAAACCAAGCTAATGCCGGGCTAAATAAGTTTAGTAATGAGGCTGGCAAAGTTTCGGCCCAGACTAAGAAATTCACAGGTTCAGTAGGCCAAGCTAGTGGTGTAGCTATTGAGTTCAACCGTATTATCCAAGATGCTCCTTTCGGGATGATGGGTATCGGTAACAACATTACCCAGCTTACGCAATCATTCTCTACTCTTAAGCAACAGACAGGATCAACCGGCGCAGCACTAAAACAGACTTTCACTTCAATACTCAGTAGTGGAAATCTATTGTCTCTAGGTATCAGCGCTATTGTTACCGGATGGACACTATGGGAACGTCATGCCCAGAAGGCAAACAAAGCTACTAAAGACCTAGAAGATGGCACTAAATCATACATTGAAACCCTAGAAGGACTTAAGCGTGCATCAGGAGAAGGACAGGTGAATGCTCAAAAGGATCTAACTAACCTTAAACTGATGTATGAAGCTACTCAGAACCTTACAATCCCAATGAAGGACCGTAAGAGAGTAGCTGATGAACTCATAAAGCAATATCCTAAACAGTTCGAGGGATTGACTACAGAAGCTGTATTGGCAGGTAAAGCATCTCAGGCTTATGATAAGCTTACTGCTTCGATTACTGCTACAGCAATGGCGGCTGCTTATGCTAATAAGATGACTGAGAATGCTCAGAAGCAACTGAACAACTATTTGCAGATAATTGATAAGCAGAACCAAGCTAATAAGTTGAGTTTGGCTATCGAAAGAGAGAAAGCATCTATCAGTACAAGTGCCGCGGGTTCTGCAGGTGTAGGAGCGAGTAGTGCGGCTCAATATCGTACTATTGCCGCTATCGAAGAAAAACGAACCGTAATATTGAACGATATCAATAAGCTAGGTAAAGAAAACTCTGATATCACCAACGAAAACAACCTACTTCAAAAGAACTACAATGACCAGATCATTAAAGGTGCTGATGCAGGTGGTAAGTTATCTACGGAACTTGGCAAAGCTGGCAAAACCACCAAAGAAACCTCAGACATCATGCAGAACTTAGTAGGTTCTGTAATGAGTGAATATGACCGTAAGATATTTGACATCAACAATAAGTATGACGAGATATTCAAGAAGATCAAACTGATTGGCAATGCAAGTAAACAGGCTGATGCATTCGGCTTGGCTACTCAGGCAAAGCAGTTTGAAACTTTGCAAGCTCAGGTAAACAGATACATTGAAACTGTTAAGGGTATTAAGCCTACTAATATTGAAACTCTTACTAACAACAGTGTAGCGCCAATACTTCCAGGATTTACTAAAGCTAATGAAAGATTTAATAAGGTTAAGCCTATTGGACTTTCCAAAGACGAAAAAGACTTAGAGAAACGTCTTGGACGTGTGGTAGAACGTGGATTCCGTTCGGGATTGGATAACATCCTGAGCAACATCGATGACTTAGGGAGCAACTTCTATGAGGTATTCGCTAATTCCTTTAAACTGCTATCAGGAAGTATCAGCAAGGTATTCAATGATGTAGTTGTGACCAAACTAGGAAACAAGTTCTCTAGTATGCTCGATTCAAAGGACTTTCAGATCGGAAAGCTAAGTAGTGACGTATCAAAATCAATAGTTGCAGGAGCAGGAATCGCAGGAGGATTGATTTCCTCAATGAGCAAAAACTCTAGTGCTGTTGGCCAAGGATTGGGAGGTGCTGTTTCCGGCGCGGCTGCAGGTTCAGCCTTCGGCCCTTGGGGAGCTGTTGCAGGAGGATTGATAGGTGCTCTATCCGGCATATTTGGTGCATCATCGGCACGTAAACAAGAGAAGATCCAACAAGACCAACTCTTGGAGCAGAAGAAACAAACTGCCCTTATGGAGCGTCAGAATGCGCTGGCATGGGCAAGTAATATAATCGGTCAGATGACCTCAAATGGGATTGTTAACAACATTGACAGGAATGCGACAGGCGAACTAGTTGCTAAAGTTAGCGGTCAGGATCTATTGTTTGTACTGAACAGGGCAGGAGGTAAGCGATGATAAAGTACCGTTTGCCATATAAGTCATTTGACAACAACGATTGGCTATTGACCATCGATATTCCAACGTATGCAGGTGATCCCATTGACATAAGGGGTGTTGCAGGAAATGCAGGCAGGTTGATGTTTGATGGCGGGGTTGATGATCAATGGGATAATCCCATCGTAAATGTAATGTTATCGAGCGAAGTATACAACCAAGGCCAGATCGATGTTCAGGAACTTCAATTGATCGAGGATAGGCAGTGCGTTGTGACCTTGACGAGAAACAGTGAGGTTAAGTTCAAAGGTTATCTGATTGCTGACAATATGCAAAGCCAATTTACTTCACCGCCATACAACGTAAGTATTTCGGCTTCCTGTGGATTGAATCTTTTGGAATCAATTTCCTACTTAGGATTTGGAGCTGAATTAGGTGCAAGGGTGCCATTGAATTACTTTAGAAGGATATTATGCAACCCTAATAACCTAGGTATTGACCTTCCGTTACGATGGACCAAAACAGTGGAAGCGCTTGAATCAGCTATATCAGGAGATGCATTCGAGAAAGCCGTATGGTCGGCTTATGGGGAAGGCTTTGCCTCAATGAATATCAAGACAGGTCAATACAATAGGAAGGACTGTAGGTATATAATAGAAGGATTGACAAAAGCTCTTAAGTGCCGTGTCCTTCAAGCCGATGGTGCTTGGTGGATACTTGGCATCAAAGAAAGTTTGGCAGATGTTGTGAATTATAGGGAATGTGCTTTGTCGACTGGAATTCCTGTAATTACAGAGCATTCACGGAATTGCAAGAAGCACATCGGCGGAGAGTACAAATTCGTGATGGAGGATTCTTTATTGACCATAAAGCCGGCTCTGAGTGAAGTTGTTGCGACTTATGACCATGAGCAGAGAGATAATATCCTTCCAAACGGTGGTCAGGACATATACAGCTTCGGGTCTCCAATGTGGTGGACAAACGACCATATCGACCTGTTTGTGTCCGAATATGCTGATATAACAGGTCAGGGTGGTAGGGCTACAGAATTGCGGAATACAGGAGGTGTTGAGCATAAATTCTATTTGGTAAACTCACTCCCTATTGATGCAAATATTTTATATCGCAGATTGACATGGGGATTCAGTTTTTTGCCTATTGCGGGCTTTGATGTTGATCAGAATGGCTTCATTGATTGGAAGAACAAGAAAGTCAAGACATCGGTTAAATACACAGTAAACGAATCAGGGGTATTGACGGACTACTATCTTAACGAGTTCGGCTACTGGGGAAACAAGAACAGCCCTGCTCATCAACAGGTGGTAGGAACAGATTGGAACACCTCTGCTGACACGTTCAACATTATGTTTGATCAGGTTAAGAACTTTTATGTTGGTGATCAGGTAAGGATAACGTTTGTAAGGGGCGGGAACATTATCAGAAAAACCGTTCGTTTTGAGGAAACAATGGATGTCGATAGTGGAACAGAATACATTGTAACCAAGATTCAGGATGGATTCACAACATCGCCAAACGCATGGACCGTTTCGATAAACAATACCGACAACAGTCCTCTGAATAGCGCTTACACCGAGAAGGTAGAAGATTATTATAAATATATATACTTTGATGTTGATAAACTTAAGCTTAATGATCCTGCAGCAGTAACATACAGGGGGGCTTCAAACCTTGATGTCTACATATTTGATCCAGGCAAGCTAGATCCAGCTCCTTTCGATGGAATGGGAATGCTATCAGTCGAGTTTCACCTAGCGCCAACGATGCAGCTTATCCTTGATGATGTATGGATGAAACTAGATTCAAATCAAGATCAATACCAAATAATCAATACAGGTACAAAAAACGCCAATAAGCAAGAAATTGAACTGAGGATTTCATCTGCATTCAGTGGTTTCTATGTTTCCAACTTCATGCGTGCCTATTACAACAGCAATACCGATTGGAGGTTCACCGATGGAGTTGATACAGGTTCGTTAACAGACCTGTACGCAAGGGCGGTCATGCGATCAAGATACAAGGCAAGTTATATTTTCAATGGAACGATTTCAACTCGTGGCTACGATTGGAGTTTCCTTGATAACTATACAATTGAAACGCTGGATGAAAAAAAATTCATTCCGCTAAACCCAGCATACAATACAGAGACCAACGAGGTCAACCTCATAGCCATTGAGGATAGGAGCGATGACATTCCGTTGGGCGTAACACATAGGGGAAGTAATAATAATGACGAGATATAAGGAGGGACGGATAGATGTACGTTGAGTATGAAGCAGATGGTAAGACCATCAAAGCAAGGGTTTGGCAGAAGGTAGACACCTTGGCGAATTGGGAAGCAAATACCTTGGTTATTGGACCAGGGGAACAGGCTTTCGTTGTGGATAGTGGAGGTGCACCTATCAACTTTAAGATAGGAGATGGAACAAAGCGTTTCAGTGATCTTCCATGGTGGATTGATTATGCAGGTGGCCAGTATGTTCAGGTTGCAGGCAATGAGTTGCCTACTCCAACCGTAGAGTTGGGATATACATTTGTGGGTCCAGGTACATATACGTTCGATGGACAAGCGGATGTGGTTGCTCCCGATGGCAGGTTTAGTCAGTTGGTTTATGAGAGTGGCACTTGGTCACTTAAAGACATGGGGGCATTGCCTACTGTAGATGTATTGAATGACTATGGCTCAAGCACAACCGAAGCAATAAGTCAGGCTAAGACTACCGAACTTAGAGATA